CATAACGGCAGGTATATCCGAGCCACCCAAAAATTTCTCTCTGTCTTTTGTTACTGTGTCTTGCATGATTCACTCCTTAAAACGGTACATCCTCGTCAATGGCTGCGAACTCATCCGCTATGCTCGTCTGCTCATCAGGCGGTGTGGTGAGTTCCTTATATGCTCTTTTCAAATCTTCAAGTGGAGAATCGTTAGTTACATGATGGTCATTCTCTATCTCACTCATCGTCATCTTGTGTTCACGAGCATACTTAACGATCAACTGACGATACTTCTTCCTCTCCAACGCATCGGCATCATCTGAATCGGTGCTCGGCTTGGAATTACTCGTGCTCTTTGGCTTTGAATATGTCCGTTTCGGTTCATCGCCCTGGTTCTTTATTGCGTTTGCCACTTCTTCGGCACTTGCCATGCTATCATCTACACCGATGCCGAGCATACCGAGAGCACGTCCAACCGCACTCGTTTCGCAGTTCTCTACATATGATGTTTTATTGATAAACGAACTTGATTCTTTCTCCTGTGCTGTTCCTGAAGCGAGCAGATGGTCATTCTCGTCATAAATCTGAGCCTTTATTGTGACCACTCCGTTTTCCATTGACAGCACCTTGGTATCTATCGCCCCATTCGGACAGATTGATCTGAACGCTTTGATACGTTCCTGTACCATTACATATCCTTTGCCCTTTACATCTACGGTAGGCAAACCATCATTTGCTTTCTTTATGTTATCTGCTGTTAGCATCATCAACGCTCCTTCCAATATTCAGGTTCTTCGCTTGGGTCTCCGACTTCCTCATCATCGTACTCAAGCTTGCTCTCACAAATTTTCAAAAGCTGATTCAGATCGTCTATTTCATAAGCCATATCATCGACCTCGTAGAACTCGCCCTCTTCATCCGTTTTCATGCAGTTCTCTTCAAGGTATTCAACAACACAGTCTATGCAGACAGGCTTACCGTCTATCTCATAGTAGGTATCGCCTTGGTAAATCCTCTTACCGCACTGTTCGCAATACATATCCTCACTCCTCTCCATCTATCATGGATGCCATGTGGCGAAGAAGACGAGATTCCATCTTACACTGAGCTTCTTCCTTAGTCATATCTTCATACCTTTCCTTAGCCTTTTTCGCAGACTCCACGATGTAGTTGTCAATATCTTCTTCGCTCTGTGCTCCTGTCAGAACGTGTGACTTACGGTCAAAGAACAATTCGTCCATCATACTGTCTACCGCACCGTGAAAACCATCTATGAGTAGCTTGTCCTGTTCATCCTTGCTTGATGAATCCCATTTTTCTTTCAATTCTGCTATTGTTGACATTTTTCATCCTTTCTGTTAAAATTCACTTGGTTTCTTAGAGCAGTCCTACTTGTTAGGCTGTTCTTTTTTTAAGAAATATCTTGAATACGTTTTTTTGTTGTACTTTTCAGGAACGCTCTCGATGTTATATCCCATCTTCTTTGCATCACTTACTCTCGCTGCGAGCCTTGTAATTCCAAACTCGAAGAAAGCGTCCATTGATGTGATTCCGTTATGCGTTTCCATATACGCAATGATCTGTTCTACTTGTGTCATTTTTTCACCCACCAAACACGATGATGAACATACTTGCGAAGAGCCACATGATTCCACCTACTGCGGTAGCAACTGTGATCGCACCGATGCTCCATAGCGTGTTCTTAATCCTTTCTTTTTTCATCTAAAATAACCCCCAAAAATTCTTCTACTTTTCTCGGAAAGAACTGATAGCTGTAACTCTTTTCGCATTTAACCGCAGTGCCGAATGGATAGCATCCTTGCTCCAAACCTCTTCTCACTGTTTGCGGATTGACTTTGAGTGCTTTTGCTACTCTTTCCATATCTTCTTGTTTAGCCATAAGTTTCCTCTTACGTAACTTTTTGTTCAGAAAAAAAGACTCTCTCAGGGTTCTCGATCTCGTAATGCTTCATCATATATTCGATTGCTGTGCTCGGCATAACTCCTTTTGAAAGCCAATTCTGTAGCGTTCTTGAGGTAACTCCGAGTTCCTTTGCAAGCTGTTCTTTAGTCTTTCCGTTACGGACGAGAACTACCTTCACCTCTGTCGCATTTACCGTTTTTATCACCCCCTTGTTTCTTATTACGTAACCATAATAGCACCATGATAGTTGTGTGTCAAGAAACTTTTGAAAGAAATTTCAAAAAATATTTCCATTCTGTGAAACATTGTGATATACTCAATTTGGGTGGGAGAAAGGTTTACATTATGAATATTGGAGAAAGAATAAAGGATAGAAGAACCGAACTTCGTCTCACCCTTGATGATGTAGCGAAAACAGCAGGAGTTGGCAAGGCTACTATTTGCAGATACGAAAAAGGTGAGATAGTTAATATTCCATCTGATCGCATCGAGCGGATAGCAAAAGCATTGAAATGTACTCCTGCATTTTTGATGGGGTGGGAAGAATATCCTACAGACACAACTAAATTAATGGCACTTTATGACAGACTGAATGACGAAGGTAAGAAAAGACTGCTTGAATATGCTGATGATCTTGTTCAGTCAAAAAAATATACCGAACATGATATATCTGAGGTGGTATAGATGAAAAGACCAAATAATTCAGGCGGTGTAAGAAAACTAAGCGGAAGAAGAAGACACCCATACCAAGCTGTTATATCTGACGGTCATGTGATACGGAACAACAAGGTTGTTGTGCATCAGGTATCGCTTGGCTGCTATGCCACCAGAAGAGAAGCTCTTGAAGCCTTAGCTGAATGGCAAGTAGGAAAGTCTAATGTCAGCTTGCGTAATATGACGGTTGATGATGTGTGGAACGCTATCTATCCGAACTTAAAGGAAAGCATGAAACCCATCTTCTCGCCCCTATATAAGAAGTATGCCTTATTGCATAAAAAAAGGCTCGTAGACGTGAAAACAAGCACCATTGAACAAATACCCTTACCACCCCTCTCTCGCAGCGCACACGAGAAAATAAGAGCCTTGTGGCATAGGATATTTGAGTACGGTATAGCTAACGATATTATAAGTAAAGATTATTCTGTCTATATCAAGTTCAATGATACTATTCCTAAGAAGAGAAAGGAAGTCTACTCCGAGGACGATATAAAGATTTTCCTCGACATTCCGATTTTCAGATTCCTATTATATACAGGAATGAGAATCAATGAATTATTGTCTATGAAGACATCCCAAGTTTATGAAGAGAATGGGATTCTGTGTTTTCACATAGAGAAATCAAAAACACAATCGGGAATCAGAGTGATACCTGTTCACTCCGAACTCACCGTAGACTTGTCCAAGGAATATGTGATCGAACCGCATGTGTCCTATTGGGTGGTAAGAAATCAGTTCGCAACGATTTGCCAAGAGCATCATATCGAGAATCATGTGATACATGACTTCCGAAGAACATTCGCTTCTTATGCCAAGTCAGGCGGTGCTGATGACTATTACATCAAAAGACTTATGGGACATATCAGTGATGATATTACCAAGGACATATACACTCAAGCGTTTGTTTCTGACTTGAAAGACGCTATTGAGAAGATACATTATTTGTAACACACTTTGTAACACACCTACCGATATTTTAGGATTTTTGAGAGTGTCCATGAATAGTCGGATGTGTTGCAATCACTTGCTTGCATTGATTTTGCAAGGTTGAAAATTTGATAATTTCTGTTAGGGGAGCAATGTTTGATAACGAAATTCCAACGGTTACAGCCTTATTTGTAACACACTTGTAACACACTTGACAGTTATTTTTGATCTAAGATATAATCTATTTGTCCACACAGTAATCCTTTCGTTTATTTTAGTTCATACGTTCCAACAAAAAAGAGACCTTAATGGTCTCTTTTTGTTTTGCTTTTTTAGTTGCCATTTATTACAAACTGCTTGTCAATAATATTCCAACTTCCATCATAATAGTTAATATATACTTGAGAAAAGTTAGTTCTTGTTCCTGAGTTATAAGCTGTTAAGACAGTATTGAAGTCTATTGATGGTGGGTATTGTCCCTCGGCAGGAACATAACGGTCTAAATACAGATATAATTTGCTCGCATAATTATCTTCATATATCATCATCACGTTTTGTCCCGATTCAATAGCGGTAACAATATCATCAAGGTCTTCTTCAATGGTCACGGTACTATAATCTCCTGACGCATGTACATAATAATTGCCACCGCCTTCTGCGATGCCATCTTCCATGTGATTGAGCTTTTGTGACGTAATAAGCTCTCCTGTTTCCCAATTTTGCTTTACATAAGCCATTTTTACTCACTTCTCCTTTTCCCGTCCTCTGTAAGCCAGTAATTGCAACGGTTACAGGCTTCGAAGCTCTGATTTGCGTTCTAAGCGATTTTATTTCACTTTTTGATATATATATCGACTACTTTAAGCGGATAATTGTGTCAATTACTTTCTTATCGTACTTTTCTCTCCGTTTTGGCATTGAGGTCTGTTTCAAATCCCATGGACTTACAGAATACCATTTTGGTCTGCCATTTTTATCCCATCCTGCGAAGACTTGTGTATGCGGTGGATTGTGATAACCGCATATATCTCCTTTTTTGAGGTTGGCAAACTTTGGAGACTTGTGTGGGTGTCTTATTGTCGCTATCTTCTCAAGCTGTTTCAGTGTTAAACCTTTTCTGCAAATTATCTTGTTATCATTACAGTAGAATACCTGACCTGGTTTCAAGAACTTTGCTCTTTGAAGTGCATAGCATACATAGGTTGCACAGTTGGAACATTTCTTTTTCTTTGCTCCTGCCCATGTGAGTGCATTGCCTGACCCTTTGTATTTGAACTTTAATTTCTTCATGTCTCTGAAAGTGATTTGGAGAGACTTTCTGAAACGGTATGAAGCTGAATGGAAATGATACTCTACTCCGATGAACTTACAGATTCCTTTTGCAAGTGCTCTTCCGTATTTCTTGTATCTTTTCAGATTTGTGAGGTCATCTTTTATTGCCCCTGTTTCAAAGATCACAGAAGTCATCTTTGTCGCATTGAGTTCATACAAGTCGGTTCTTCTAAAAGCACCTTTCCATTTCATGCCCATTGACTTGGCAACCGACTTGCCGATAGTGGTAGCCATCTTCTTGCCTTTGGCTGATAAATAAAGCGGAGCAACTCCTGGTGTCGCTTTTGAATAGTCACAATGGACACTCATGTAGTATTTGCACTTGGCTTTGTTTGCTTGTGCAACACAAGCTTTCATGTTTTTGTTGTTATTCTTGTCTGCATCGGTCATGATTCTGATTCCGTTCCTGCGGAGAATCTTGACAGCATATTTCACGATAGGTAGCATGAGTCCTGCTTCGGTGTATTTGCCATATGCACATCCGCTATCCCATTTACCGTTTAGCTGAGTGCCATGACCAACTGCAAGATAGAATACGTCCTTGTCTTTATTCCAACTCATCGTCTTCGTCCTCGTCTTCCTCGTCTTCTTCAATGAAATCAGCGTCCTTGTAATCTTTGTATTCTACAAGAACACATTTCAAGGCTGTAACGATTCCTGCAAGAGCAACTACGGAGCACATTACTTTCCAATCTACTTGCTGAATCATTGTGCTTGTGCCGATTACTCCGAGTGCTGCTTCTGCCATTGTGTAGATTACTACTTTGGCTGTTTCTTTAAGAAAGTCTTTCATGTTGGTTTATCCCCCTTTTATGCGAGTTTAATAGTTAAAACACCGTTGCTGTAAGTGCTTGTAAACGAACTTCTCCTTTACAGTCTTTTGTTGTTTTTGAGACGTTCATATTCTTCTTTTATATATGAATTGCCACCTAAACCGCCATCTTCGGGTTTATTGGTGTAATGATCGTAGCGTTCCTTGATTCTCAGTTTTTCGACTTGTGTGAGTTCATGCCTATCTGCCCTCGCAAATTCGAGTACAAGGAAGTCCATCGTTTGTTGCTTGTCCATCTGCTTTGTCATGGTTTCTATCCACAACTTGATCTTTGCATAGATGAATCCAAGCGATATGATGATTGACACTATTGTTGCAAGTAATTGTTCAAAGTTGGTAATTGTAAGTTCTTTCATTGCTGTCTCCTCTTTATTAGTTATCCAATATATTCAACGGTGCTTTGATGGCATAAGCATAAGCATAATAGTCACCGTCTATTGTGTAATTATGTGTAGAATTGTATCTACCTCGGTATGTGACTTTGCCAGTTGCACTTGCTATCGAATAAGGATATACACCAGTCAAGTTTGTCATTGTTACTTGCCCTATTCTTTGTAATTCCCCATTTTCGTCTATGTAGAAGCAATAAGCCGTTGATGAATTTGTATATATATTTCTATACGTTGTCCCACTATTTTGGAAGCCAACTGTTACAAGTGAACCGAGCAAATAACCGTTTCTCGCCCCATTAAGGTCTAATGTACAGATCAACATACAAGGCAGATAATTTTCGGGGTCTATTGCTTTTGCAGGAATAATCAAATCATTACTAAACGTAATAGTTGATGCCGTTGTAGATGTTGTTGAGTATGTCCCAAGATGTGCTTCTGCAATCAATTCCCAGTCTGAAACACCTTGAGTTAGCATATTGAAAATCATTATCTCTCACCACCTTACATAATCAGTACATTAACGGTTATTGCTGTTGTCGGAGCAGTGGTACAAGTGAAAGTCAAACTGTTTGCTCCTTGTGCTGTACATGTGATTCCTGCACTTGTATAGTCTGCCATGCTTGCAGGAGCAGGTGAAATCACTACATTATTACTTGCCGTTACACCTGTTGCCGTTACTGTCTGAGTATTATTAGACCATCCTGCCACCGTGAGTGTGACCGTTATTGCGGATGACCGTGAATCAACATATCCTTTAGTGGCTACATCCATATTCTGTGTCGGATTAGCACCTACTGTGAGTTTTCCTGCAAGTGTCTCATTCCCATTCCAATCAAGTGTCCTTGCATTGGAACGTGCATTATAAGCACCATTACCAACAATTTCTACATAATTCCCTCTCTCATCTGCAGCAGCGGTAGAAGCGTCTGCTATATTATACTCACCAAATACATGTTGAGCTAAATGATTTGCTATTGTTTCATCTCCTTCTGCATGGGAATCCAAACCAGAAGCTGCCGTGTATGCACCTTCAGCATGAGAATCACTTCCACTTGCTATAGTGTGATATCCCTCTGCATGGTCTCCATTACCACTGGCGACTGTATATGAACCCTCGGAATGAGCATACTGACCACTTGCAGTTGTACCACCACCCTCTGCATGAGCACCATAAGCCGAAGCTGTTGTGCCACCGCCCTCAGAATGAGCGTTTTCTGCTGTAGCGTAAGTGGTAGAACCTTCTGCATGAGCATAATCACCCGATGCTTCCGTACTGTTATTTTCAGCGTGTGATGCTCTACCACTTGCAGTAGTTCCACTACCCTCTGAGTGAGCATACTGACCATTTGCAGTAGTTCCGTTGCCCTCAGCATGAGAATAATCATTCGATGCCGTTACACCTGATCCATGTGCGAATGAACCTGCACCGCTTGCTATTGAACCACCACCACCTGCAAATGAGAAGTTCCCGCTTGCTTTTGTTCCTGCACCTGTGGCGATTGCACTGTTGCCCATTGTATAACTCGAACTTTCTGGAGTAGTATTAATGCCTCTGACTGAGCCTGGCGTAGAACCGTCTACAAGATTGCTCAAGTTACTAATCAAGTCTTCCATGTTAAGGAATGAATAACTGATATTTGTGCCATCTGTGAGTGCGAGTACAAGTACAGGTTTCCCATCAAGATTAGGATTTATTGAACCAGGATATGTCGACGCACTCCATGTAAATGGATTCGAGAATGTTGTTTCATTAAGATCAAGGAACTGGTCGGCAGGTATTTGAGCGATTCTCTCTTCGAGATATTGATGCAATATGCTCGCTGCCCATGCTCTGTCATCGGCATCTGTTCCGCTTTGCAACTGAGCCTTTGTGCCTGTAGGTGTATCTATGGTCATGATGTCGCCATCTCTTGATACATCCGTTGCTCCTGACCCTGTAACACTTACATAGTCCTCTGTGCCATCACCTCTTTCGAGTATGATGTTTACAAGAGCACCTAAAACAGATTCATCGGTAAGTGCTTCGTCTGTTAATGAGGAACTCTCGCCAAGAGCAAGGGTATAGTCAACATTCGGCTTGTTTTGAATGTATGAATCGTTCTCAGGGTCGCTTTCTTCCCAATTGGCTTGCTGATTGACCTCTGCTCCCTTTTCTATTGTGTTTAGTTTATCCGTTATATCGGACACCTGATTGTTTAGTCTTTCAATCGCTTCTTCGCAATCAGGACTACATTCAGGTGTTGTTAAAGGTTTATTCCCACAAGGTAAAATAATTGGCATTGTTTCTCCCCCTTATGCTGTGCGTTTCCAATAGAATTTGTCGCAAGAAGCATCAAGCATCTGAGCTTCCGAGAACATGACGTTAATATCGAGTTCCCATGTATTGCCCTTGTATTCTCCACCTTTATGAAGAGTGTCTACTTTGGTCACAACTACTCTGTTGTTATCGCTTGTAAATGCGAACATTCCAACGCAGTTATCTCCATCGGAAAATCCTAATGGGTGTGTATTGTAAATTGCCGACAATCCGAGTGACGAGAACGGAATCGTACATATCGTTTTGGTATCGTCATCGTCCATGAAGATTTTACTGTTCCAATTCAACCTTATCTGTACTGACTTCCCCTTCCGTACAATTGCACTTGACTGCGAAGAAGTGTTTGTGCTGTTCCAAGATACACCTTGATTTGTAAGGGTTGTGTTCGCAAACTCTTTGCTTACTCTTGTCCAACTTCCAGGAGCAGACGGTCGGTTGTTTGTGCTCGTAATCAGTACATCACCAATGGACGGATTGTCCATCTTACGGTTTACTTGCTCTACCGTTGCATACATGGACATATCAATGGTTGTTTCTCCTACTGATTCCCATTGACCGTCTATATACATCCATAGTACCGAACTATCGCCATTCTGTACGAGATACAAGGTGTTTGGTTCGCCAACCGTAGGAAGTGCATCGACTTTAACGGTTCTCAATCCACTGAGGTTATCAATTCTTTCGTTGATCTCAATGATGTCACCATTGATATTAGTGATGCTTGTTGAATGGTCTTCAAGAGTATCTTGCACTCCGTCACAGCAATCTTCTAACGTATCAAGCCTATCGTCTGTGACATCTGCTCTGTCTTCAAGGTCTTTTACACGATCTTTGAGGTCATCGCAGTCACAATTTACATCAGGTAGTTTTAGCTCTGTTTCTCCGCACATAGCAGGTTTCATTATTTATCCCCCTTTAGCATGTCGCTTACGCAAGCAGCACAGTCGGTTATTTCCATACCGAGGAAGTCTGTTACTGCCTTATTGAACTCCCTGTTTATGTCATAATATATGTCCAGTAAGTCAAGGTCATTGTCGCTTGCTTGATACGTTTCAAACGCTGTCATACTTGCGATTCCAAGGTGTTTTATAAGACACCAAGCGTCTTTATTGCCATCGTCAAACATGGAAAACAGCTTACGCATCATCCTTCTTCTGATAGTGGCTATATCATTTATCTCTGAACGGTAATGCTCCATTTTATCCATATGTTTGTTTCTGATCTCATCGTCTTCGACCTTGATTAGTCCGTTTTCAAGTTCTGCTCTGTACTTACAGTAAAGCGTCTGATAATGTATTTCGGTAGCACCAAGCTGAACGATGCTCCTTAACATATCTTCTGCCATCCCTGTCTCACTGTCCTTGTTTTTCATACTCTTTTCTCCTTTTTCTGATACGAGCAACCTCTTTTAATCGAGCGTTGACTATATCTTTCCTTGCCTTATCTATTATGTCGCTCCTAAGCTTTAATTCGGCTATTACAGCTACATAATCGGCAGGATGTTCTTCTACATGCCGATGTAAATTCTCGGCTCTTTCTGTCATTTCTGTTAATGTCATAACTTTCCCCATAAAAGGTGGCAGTCAGGAGAGTAAAAGTGATCGAAAACCTCAACCGCCACCCCTTTTATATAACAACCGCTAATGCGGATGCTAACGATTAACTGTTGAATAGTCGAGATATGGAATCCAAGTGACTCTGCATGGAGTCGGTGATGATATTCTTACAAGCTTATTCCCTGGTTCGAGTATCTTCTTGACATCATCTATATCATTGGATGCCCATTTCAGACAGCAAACATCAAGTATGTCATAGAAGTCCATGTACTCTTCATCAATGCCGAATGAGGTAGTTGGGAAATAACCTGTACCGTCCACCCACTCATTTTGTTGCTCCATGAGGTAATCGGTAATGTCCACAAGGTCAGGATGCGTAGTATTGCCATCTTCGACTTCTGCATCACCGATTTCAAAAGTGAATTGGTAAGGGTCTATACTCGCTCCGTTTGAATCTACATAAAGCTTGAACTGAAACCTTGTGTAGTATTCAAGGTTAGGCAATATGCTTATATGGCACTCGAACTTCTTATCGTTCCCCGATACCTCGTCATAATAAGGTATTCCATATATAGCGTTGTTGCCTGTCCTTCGCTGAGTAAGAGACCTCTTCCAATTCTCTCTGTTCTCAACCGTTCTTTCGGCTATTCGTCTTAATGCTTGTCCGTATGTTATCATTAGATTCCGTTACTCGTTTCTCTCTCTACTTTGAGATACTTGACTAATGTCAACGTGTTTGTTTCTTTACCATTTGCTTCTATATCCCAAGTCATGCCCTCGATATAGAAGTAATTATCCATCTGTAATATCTTCTTCCAATAATTGGAACATGCTTCGATATTCCATATGGAGTTATCATACAAAACCCTTATTTTATCACCGACATTGACTTCGGGTGGCATTTCCTCAACCGTTACTTCAAAGCGGTAATTACGTCTTGCTTCTTTCAGCTTACGGACTCCTGCGTTATATACCATCCTCGCTGCCTGAATCCTCTTTCTGTCGGTGATTTTCTTGCTTTCGGTATTGAACGCACCTAAGTCATTAAATGCGAATGTACCTTCGATCAGAATACCGCTTTCAAGTGCCACGCTTTCGGTGTCAATGATCGCATATTCCATCTCGTTATTTGGAGCAAGCTTTGGGTATTGGCTTATATACTGCGAGTAGTTTCTTTCATTGTTTACATTTGCATGAAGTATGACTACAGGGAATTTATCGTCTTGAATACGCTCTGTAATAAGACCTTTCTTTAGCAATTCCTCATCGTTATATGCTTCACGCAAGGTCAATGTACTCATGCCACCATCCGATTTCTCAGAATATACAGTAGCAACATTGATTACATTCTCATAATCAGGAGTTACTTCGGGTTCGGTAATCATTCTTCTGTTTGTCTTGCCACTTGGCTTGACCGATATGGTATAAGGCATCTTCTTACCGAACTTGCCAATTTCGATGACCTTTTCACCTGTGAATCCCACTCTCCAAAACAGGTCAGGAGTTATTTCCATTGTCTGTGTAAGTGCTTCAAGCTTGTTCTGACGAGAGTAGACGTAATCTATCGTCCTATCGCCTGAACCGTCCTGCCAATCCAATTGCCAACCTGGGTATGCCATATTCATGTCATTGTAGATGTCTCTTAGTTCATCTACTACCGCAGGTTCGAGTGACGGATAGTTCTCTTCATCTGTGACTTGGACATCTATCGTAAGGTCTGTATGCCCTGTTATCGTTTCAAATGTAACTGTGTAAGAGCCTACTCGTGCTTGTACATTGGAACTTCTGACAACTACTTTGATGGTATCTTTCGGATGTCTGTAAACCCATGCTTTCGCTTTTGCGTATCTTATAAGGTCATCGTTATCAAGGTCATCTGCAAGCGATATGTCTATTGAAAACCTGCGAGCTTCAATCTTCTCTTTATCGGTTTTATTAGACTTGTATCTAAGTCCACCTCTTTGGATGTTCGGCTGCACAGTACATTCAACCGTTACAGTAGTACCTTTAGCAGTGCTGAATGAAACGTCATAAGTTTCTTCTTTCGGCTTGAGTGCTGATCTATCGACCTTTGTGATAGGCACTGTATTTCCGTTCTGTAAATTCCATGCTTGAGCATAGGCTTTTTTAATCAGTACGGAATCTGATACTTTCTGCTTTACTTGCTTGGCGGTAAGAGAAAAGTCACAAGCTGTGATACCCTCTTGGTTTCCTACATTCTTCCTGACCTTATCGCCCTTAAAGACCACGTTGATATTGCCATCAGACACAGCATGGTTTACGGAAATCTGTCTGTACTCCCACTCAGAAACGATGTGAGAAAGTGGTAATTCAATCGTTTCATCGGTTTTATTGAGGGTGTAATTGTTTTTTACATGCCCCCAAAAAACTTTGCCATTAACGTAGATTTTTACGTCTTCTCTGCCATCAAAGTATTTTGCATAAGTGGCAGGCAAGGTAAGAGTACACTCAGGAACGGTCATGACCTCGTTCGACCACGAAATCCCACCAAGTGTAGTCTTACCTCTTTTTTTCAGTTTTCCCTGCTTATAGATTTCAAAATACATTAGCACTCAATACCATTTCTATTAAGTCTGATTCCCATGAATCCTCTTGGCGAGTATCTTCCACCCTCGGACAGATTAGCCATGTTATTGACCATTCTTGCCTGTACATACAGCCATCCTGATGGAACGGTGTGCGTAGGACTTGTATGACCATGCTGACCAAGTGCTGCTTCTCCCTCACCGAATGTGGTCAAGTTGATCTGATATGCACCGCCACCTGTAGGTCCTGCTATTCCTGCGTATAACTGTCTGATTTGTGGGTATTGTGAAAGCTTGATTCTGATTTCAAACAGAAGTTCTCCACCGCCTTCATATGCTCCTGTATTGCCCCACTGTACGTTCTTGGTCCTGTTTTGTCTGTAAACAGGGTCGGATGCGTCTGTATCAAAGCTGTAACAATATCCTCTATCTGTAAAGTTACTTTCATGATAGAAATCCAAGCTTCCTTGAACTCTTACAAGACCACCTGCGATATACAGAAGAGAAATATCTGATTCTCTCTCTCCGCTACCTTCTTTTAAGAACGATATGCCTTGTCCTGCAACTACATAACTTCCATCGGATGGTTCTTCTCCGATAGCAAAGGCGATACCGTTTACAAGGTTCTGTATCTCACAATCATGTTTTTCTACCTTAGTCCATAATCCGCACATTGAACAAATCATAGCCTTGAGTACGTTCCACAGATTATGTACAAGGTCTTTTGTATATTGTTTCCATGAGCACACATCGTATGCTTCGATGGAGTCTTCCATATTGCCTATTAGACAATCGTTTGCATCATCGAGGTCTGTACAGTTGTTATGCCCCGATGATTTGTTGAACCCTGTGTTGTTCTTTAGTGAATTGCATATGTCTTTTGTGACTCCGTTTTGGACGAAATCAGCACTGCTCTCCTGCAACTCGCTGCATGCTTCACAATTTTTGTCTGCCATTTTGTTTCCCCCTTAGATAGTTAGGTTATCCATTTGCACATAAGCACATGCCATGCCACAGCATGTACCTCTGTCTATTAACAGGCTGTTCTCGCCCTGCTTTATAGTCCAACCGTATTCATCCTTGAATGTAGGTATTATCCAAACAGATGGGTCTAACAGTTTCTTACAGCACTTGTTTTTGGTTTCTGAATAAACGTCTCCGTTAGACTTGATGAATAAACGGTCATAATCTCCTTTTATAATGTTCTTGTTGCCATTGATCGTTATTTGTGCATCATGTACAGGACCGTCTATCACGAGTTCCATGCTTGTGGACGGAATCTCGGTTTCGGAATAGAATCTTCCTGCAATGATGTTGTCGCATGGAGTCTTGGCACATATCTTTGAACCGAGATAACTGTCACCAAAGAACTCCTGACCTTTTCTGCAATCATAGAAGATTTGGAATGACGGTACACAATCGTTGTACAAGTCTTGTAAATCATCTTTGTGATAGCAGAGTGCCATGTCTTTCGTCAGATTGTCACAGCAACAACAACAATTTTCGTATTCTTCCTTACTCGGTGGATTTTCTTCGCACATCGTACAGCAGTCACCGTCTAATGGGATATGCTCGCATGGGTTTATCTCTTTATATCCAAGACAATCCATGAAATCACATACGCTGTATGGAGCAAGGAATGTTTTTGTTTTATCAGCTTTATGCCAAATACCATCAGGCAGTATTAGATCAACCTCTAAACGGTACTCGTCCTTCTTTGTGTCTCTCCCCTCAGAAACCTGTGTGGCACGAGCACGAGTCCATAAAAGCTCGTTGTTTACAACCGCCCATAGTTTTCCTGGTTTCGTCAGTTCTTTTATCGCATACTGCTTATAGAACGGTCTGAAATCGCATGGTATTTTCATCATTTTGAGCACAATGGAAAGACTTACATTCTGTTCTCTTACGAAGAGATAATCCCTCTTCCAAGGGTCATAACTACCATGACCAAAAGAGTATTCAGAAGTCTCTCCTTTGAACTCCGCACTGTGAGGTGATTCACCTACCATGTCATAGGTATCAAGCACTAAGTCATTGAATTGTAGGTATCTGCGGTAATAAATCATAGTCTATTTAACCACCCACTTGTTCTATTAAGTCCTATGTTCGCTGAACCGTTATTGTTCATCGTAAGACTTATGTTCTTTGTGTTATTTGTTGTACTTACTACACTCGACCTTTGTGATGCCCTTGCAGACAATTCACTCAATGCACCTCTGATGTCGAGGTGATTCAGCCTGTTCAGAAGTGTATGACCAAGCATTGATGCAGCTCTGCGTTTCAGTACATATTCTCCTGGTGTCAGCAATGCAGGAACGGAGTCTGTACCTCTTGGTATTATTCCACCATTTGCTCTGTGAACCGTTCCACCATGAGCAATTGGATTGTGTATCAATCCAAGTGGGTCATTATATCCTGGGTTTACATTTACGCTCACAGTCTTGTTGACGCTTGATGGAATACGGTTTATAGCTGCTCTGATATTCGATGCCACCCTGTTGATATAAGGTGTAACATTGTCTGTGCTTGCACCAAGATTGATCTTTACATTGACGGATTTCTTTTGGTCTTTTATAGACTTCATCGCCCTGTCAATAGCATCTTTTGTTGCGGTGATAGCAGGTGTAACCATATCCGTCACACCGCCTTGAATCGTGATGTTTATGGTGATTATTCTTGTTCCAATTGAATTGAGTTGGTCAACTGCGGTTTGAACGCTCGATACGATAGCACTCATATCCTTGGCTACAGGAATACTATTCATCTTGTTTATAGCTTTTTTGACAGCGGTTACTCCTGCGAGGAATGACCCTGCACTCATAGCCATGCCACTGACACCGCCAAAGCCTGAGCCTGCTCTGCTAAATGCACCACTGATCTTTGTGACGAATGTATTTATCTTGTCTCCAAGAGAATCGAGATTTCCTGTATTGACGCTTGCAGTGTCTATGTTGCCTATCTCCTGCATCTTCTTGATGATTTGAGGAACAAGCTTTAGCGTAGACAGCACATAATCAAGGTTCATGCCCTTGGTTTGATTACTGAGCTGTTTCAACTTATAGACAGGGGATTCTTCACCGCCATCAATGAGTTGATACATACCATCAGCGATGCTCTTCATCTGCCTGCCGACTACTCCCCAATCAAACTCATTTCTACCATGTGTCTGTAACCCTGAGTACATTTTCTGCAAATTGTTGGCATTAGTAACAAGCTGTTGCATATTACCAAGTCCATCTGATACCGCCTTAATAGTATCTGCAAACGAACTCATCCTTGTCTTGTAGTTCGAATACTTATTTGTATTCCCTCGCCATTGAGCACCGCTTGTAGTTCCTGCTTGTTCTCTTTCCGTAGCTTCGGATTCATCAAACATCGTTTCAAGATCGTCTATAAATATCTTGAGGTTGGCAAAATTCTCTCTTGCCTTGGACATTTGGTCAGGGTTTATCTTGATTTTAGACAGTTCTTTCATACTTCTGAAAGCGTCTGTAACCTTTGTTATTGCCTTGAACTCAGAACTCTTTGCCCATGAATCAAATATTATTCCGATGGCTTCAAACGGATTCTTGGCTTCAAACGCAGTCCCGATCTCAGCCATAGCTTCAGCGACTTGCGTTATTTTACCTACAGATGGAATATTAGCATCGGCAATGGCATTAAGTCCTTCTCCAACGCTCTTCATTACCTTTGATATTCCAGTTATAGCTAAAAGACCTGCTCCTTCAGTGAGCAATGTAATCTTCCCCAAGAGCGTTCCAGTAGCACCTGTCATTATCCATCCAAACGCTGCTGCAAGACCGCCAAAGGCTGTCACTGCGCCTGCTGCTTGTGTTATCTTCCCTGCAAGTTCTCCCCATCCGATGTCAACTTTATCGAACTCTTGGAAAGCAAGAGCTATCTCACGCAATGACCATGCCATTGCAGGAATCGCTGCTACCGACACAGCCTTACTCGCAACATCCTGCCATGTAAGAGCCATACCACTCACGGTTTTTGTAGCACCTATAAGAGCACCATGGTTCTTTGCTAAATCTTTAGCACCTTTAATGGCTCTACCACCTGCACCAAATTCGAACAGTGTGAATAGTTTTGACACTGGTCCTGCAAGACCTTTTGTAAGACCACCTGCTATTTGTATGCCTTTTCCTACAACATTCCCCCACAGCATTAGGTTTACGAGACCTTTGCCACCAAATTGTTTTGCAAGACCTGAATAAAAGCGTCCCACGGTAAGACCAAATTCAGCGAACCCTGATGCCATGCCCTTCCAATCAATTTTGCTTATGTTGTCGATAAGTCCTATGATCTTTTCGGGATTTGCTTTTATCCATTCTTGTGCCGATTTTGATATATCGTTGATTAGACCTCTGATGCCACCGCCTATATCCTTACCGTTTTTATCAATGCCAAGCACATGTTGTAAGAATGTGCGTCCATCCATCTTCTTGAATACATCATCAAGTGTGGACAAAACACCTTCGCCTGCACGATTCAAAGCATTGGTTATATTCTGAGATACAGCACTCCATGTCTGTTTCATCTTTTGTGCTGCGCTTGAAAGTTTGCCTTGAGTACCAACATTAATGAATGTGTCCAAGAACTTCTGACCCGACATTTCCCCTTCTTTGAGTTTGTCGATCATATCTTGGACGCTCATCTTCATCTTGTCGGCAACTGCTTTGATGGCGAGCGGAGCATTACGTCTTAATGAATCCCACTGGTTAGAGCTAAGTTCAGCACCGCCTGCAAGTGACAATAACTGTCTTTGTGTAAACAATTGTTGCCTTGCATCCATACCACCTGCGATATATGCGTTATTGGCTGCTATGGCGAGTTTTGTGGCTTTTTCAACATCTCCTGTAGCACCTGCATAAGTTCTCATGGCTGATACGATCTCATCAAGACCTGTAGGGAGTCCAAGTACGGACTGCTCTAAGTTATCTATCGCACTTTGCGCTTTCCCTGTGCCTACGGTAAACTTTTTGGTTGTATCAATACCGAGTTCTTTGAGCAGTTTATCGTAGTTTTTCATGGTGTCATATCTTGAAAATGCGCCACTGATAGAATCCATGACCTTACCAAGTGCTCTATATCCCACACCCATAGCTAAGCCACGATATACGTTGGTGAATGGAGACGTGATGTTTTGAAGAGTAGCACCCAAGGTCTGCATACGAGCACCGCCACGAGCAAGACGAGTTTCCCAATTCTTTTGGAACTTTTCTCTCTGTGCATATTGCTCTTTTTCCATTCTTTCGGCATAGGCACGATTTCGAGCATTTATTTTAGCGAACTTCATCGCATCCTTGATGCGCTTTTCGCTCTGCTTATGATACATGTCAGCACGTCTTTGTGTCTGATTGATAAGCTGTTTTTGATTTCGCAAAGACCTCTGCACAGCTCTGTTATAAGCAGTTTCATCTCTCAAACGTCTCGATGCACCTCGCCTATAAGTCCTGCCATCCATACTATTAAGAGAGTCTTGAAGAGCACCAACTTTCCCTATGGTGTCATCTAAGCCATCTGCTATTATTGTGAATTTAACTTGACCTACGTCCATCTAACTCTCCTGTTTGTCTAAGCCATAGAACTTGACTATATATTTCTCAGGCTTTTCGCCCCTGTCTTTGGCATCTAAATGTCGCCATTCTTCATAATTCTGTTCGGACATTTCGTTTGCATACTCTCCATATGCTACAAGGAGTTCTGCAACTCCCCAATTGTCCAAAATATCGTTTGGTCTTATATGGAGCACCTTGCCTACAAAATGTGCCATCTGCGTGTACAGACCGAGCCTTGCAAAGAACTCGTCTGAGTGTTTTCCGTAGTCATCCTCACCATTTTCGAGAATGACTATTCGGTAAAACCCTCGGTTTCGTTAATCAATTCAGGGAAATCCCTCGGTACATTCGTTACAAAATCAACAACGTCATTCCACATCATGTAATCTTCGATTCCTTTGTCTACACCGAGAATCGCTCCTGCGACATGGTATAGATCATCTCCGATAGTCTGACACATTCCATCTATGATGTCGGTCATTTCTTCCTTTGACCTCTTTTCCAGGTTCTTTGTGTCTTCGTTGATGCTGTACAGATATGGAAAAATCCTTGAAATAGCTGCAATTATCTCAAGGTCATATCTTGGTTTGATCCTGACATCCTTGAACTCGAAACGTACAATGACATAATTCCCAACGGTCTTGAGTATCTCATTAGGGTCGATTCTCTGTACTTCGGGCATGTCTTTAGGAAATCTGAATCTGATGCTGTAATCACGAGATTTTACCTCGGTCCTGTTTGCGTCACCGACTACTCTGACCTCATCTTTTGTGACGATTGGAAAAGGTGTATCATCTTCATGAGCCTTTTCAAAACTGTCCTGTAGGTCAATCATGTTGTCTACGGTGACTCCACGCTTTAGAAAATCTGCTTGTTTCACTTTTTACTCTCCTTATATCAACGTGGGGGCAGAGTTCCCCCTACCCCCACTAAGTTGCCTTATGCTCCTACTACTGCATCTCCTGCAAAGTATGTTCCATCATATTCATATCTATGATAGTAGTGACCACTTGCATCTTTCTGAATAGAAACGGTGATGGAGATTTCTGTCTCGTCTTCGCTTCTTGAGATAGAGTAAGATGTAACGAGTACATTGTTGTAAACCTTTGCACCCATTTTTCCATTCGTGTATTTATGAGGTATAAACATACGAACTCTTACTGTGTCGATGAAGTCTTCGCTTCCAACATACTCTGTGATGTTGACCTGCTTTGGATAGGAAATGATGATTTCTTTTCCTGCAAGATTCTTGTTGAAGAAGATGTCTGTAGAACCGTCAGCGTTAGGTCTAACGATGAAGTGTTCTTCGTCAATAGCTACGAGTGCAGGAATGTCATATCTCTTGAGCAGATAGCAGTCAGCCTGAGCTGCTACGAAACCGCACTCCTGCTGATAAAGGTCAAGCAGAGTAACTTTCGCATAGTTTGCTTCTGCACCTGTGCCTGCTGTTGCTGTGAATGTCTGAGACTTGATCTTGTAACCAACTGTGGCATCGCCTTTGCCCTCAAGAGGATTGAGCTTGCCGAAGTTCTCTGTGATCGTGTTACCTGTGATCGTTCTCTCAAATGACAGTGAAGATGTATCATGCTGAGCACTTGGATAAGCACATGTTGCTTCTGCTGCATCAATTTCTACATCATCATCAAGTGCTGTGAGACATCCGATCTTAACTACATCGTTATTCTCAAAGTCCTCAATGCTGTCATATACTGCGATTGAAGAGATACCTGCTGTTGCACTTCCTGTGTTGACAGCAATGTATGCACCGTTTGCAGATGGAGTCCAACCCTCGCCCTCTACAGATGAAGGAGTAGACGAAAGGTCAACTACTACTGGTACAAACTGCTCTGCATCTGCACTTGTAACACTTACTGTATAAGTATCAGCATCCGTAAAAGCAGATGTGCTTGAGATTTTTACAGTAACATTGCCTGATTGGATTCCGATTGCATAAAGCGTGATGATACCATCAGCAAACTTTGTAGCGTCATACGGAAGTCTATATACTGCATACTTCGTAGCGTCATTGATATACAGTGTGCCTGTGTTGAGACACTCATTTGGTGATGCACATTCGATCTTCTCAAGAGGTTTCTGATACTTGTTGTATGTAGCAGTGTCTTCTGCTTCTGCTCCTTGAGCATCAATCATCTTGAGATAATTCGATGTGTTGATTCTTTTACAGTCAGGCAGATTGCCAAGAATTGAGAAATCTACCTCGACCTTTTTGTTGAGTTTTTCTGCCGAAATCTTTGAGATCAGCGTATCGAAATCACAACGCATTTATTATTTCCCCCTTTTGTTGTTTAAGACCCTCTGAGCAAGGAACTGCTTTGTAGCTTCACTCTCAAGTTCGTTTATGACTTTGAGTTTCCTTGCTATGAAAGCATTTACGTCTACTTTCTTCGGGGTTTCTTTTTTGGCTTCAACCTTTTCAGTCTCTACCTTTTCGGTTTCAACCTTCTCGGTTTCGACCTTTTTCTTCTTATCAGCCATTTTATATCCCCCTATTTGCCTGTATATGTGCCACCATACTTACTAATAGTGTTTCTAATGAAGTGGCTTTGTGCTGAAGGACCTGCACTCTTTGTAACAACCTTATTGCCATGTGCAACAAAGTGAAGTGCTTTTTTATGAGTAGCAGTTACCCCCTGCCCAAACTCAATACGAGCAGGATAAGCAAATCCGTTTCTCCCTACAGCGTTAGTGCTGACGGAATATGTGCCAACTCCAACTTTAGTGCCAGAGATAGACCCTGATAAATTGCCTGTATCAACTGGTGCGAAACCACGAGCAGTAGCCACAACCTCTTGCATGAACTGACCTGCTCCTTTGTCTATCATCCATTCGACACCCTTGACTAAATGAATTGCCATTAGTCTATCCTCGTAAAAGCGTCTTGCTTGATTCCGTCTTTATCTATTTGCGAATAAGAAAGAAGAAAGTTACCGTCAGTATCATTCACTTCGTATTCATCCCCTACATGGAATGTGTGGATAGCTCCGCTTGGGAGTATAGGAGACCATGTTGAAAGAAACGCTCTGCCACTTGTAACTCTATGTCCACAAGGCACACAGCCTTTCTTTACTATTCTGAACATTCCGTTGAATCTGATCTTCATACTCTGAACCCCCATAGCTCGCCATTTCTCTCACAAAGTGAAATCTGCGATAACGCTCTCTTATATTGCTCTGTAAGCATGGTGCTTAACCAATAATGTAAACGGTCTGTTAGTTTCGCTGCATTTGCGATAACTACTTCCGTCTGATCGTCCTCATACTTCTTGTCGCATGTTGGACATGAATCACAATCGCACTTGTTTTTCTCGATGATGTACTGTAATGCTTCGCACATAATTGGAAGCAAGCACTCAGGAAGTTCTTTATAGCCTGCTACATAAGTTACGAGCAGTTTGTACTTTGTCGGACAACCGCAACTGCGACCCTTACACCTACAGTTAGGGATAGGCAAGGATATTTTGAAATCCTTGTCTATCTCGCTGTATGAAAATTCCGTTATAGGTGTTAATTCCTCTTCTATGCCAGTTTGAGCGACTAATGTGAACTCAAATGAATCGACATCAAAGGGAACGTAAAACGGGTCAAAAGTAAAGACATCACAATCACATACGCAATCAGGAATGTCGATGACTTCTGTGCGTTCACCTGACAGAAGTGTGTCGCATGGTTTCTGAGTCCAACATGTATAAACGCTTATCAAAGAGATGAGTTCGTCTATATCAGACTTCTTGACCGATTTGATACAATCACAATATTCACTTAACTGTTCATAGATAGTCATTATGCCCTCGGAATAAGTGTTTCAGGATAAACCAGTGAAGCAAGGTCTGAGATTACATCTACGCATCCTGCCTGTACTGGTACATCAGTGATAACTGCGATCTTGTTTGCGTCTTTTGCGAAAGCAGCTCCCATGTTGTAGAGGAACATGCACTCTGAACCGCAAGCCTGAGCTGTTACTCCATAGTCTGAACCCGAATGTCTTGTAAATGCTTCTGTCGGGTTGAGGTCTGTTGCCATGAATCCACCCATTGTGTCATCATCAATCATCCAAATCTCGCCTGTACCGTTCTCAACATCTACGAGCATGTTCTTGTCCTCTACGAACTCTCTGTTCATGAATCTCAGTCTTCCGTTTACTTTTGACCAATGAGCAGGATAGTTGCCTCTCTCATCAGGATAAATTGCTGCTTCAAGAGCAGAGTAAACGATAGGATTCAGTGCGAACCACTGTCTGCCACCAACGATAGCAAGTCTGCAAGCAAGCTGTTCAAATGCTGCAAGAATGTTAGTTCCGTTGATGTGTGGAACAGCAGGGTTCTCAAATACTGAAAGCATGCCATGGAATGGCTTGAGTGTTGCTGTGTATGTGTTGTCGATACCATACATGAAGTTTCTTGCGGAGAAGAATACCATTGACATTCTTGCAACTCTGTCTTTTACAGATGCAAGTGATTCTCCTGCTCTTGCGACTCCTGGTACTGCATCGTTAGCACCAAATCTTACGATGCCTGACATGATAACATCTTCGATGTTTTCACAACTCTTCAGGCAGAGAAGATTGAGAGGAACTTCTGATGCACATTTGTCGAAGTCAAACGGAGTCCAACAACATTCGTTTGATGTGTCAGCAGGTTCGGTTGTATAGATCGTTGCAGGGATTCTGAGCATCCACTTGTCAACTGTTTCCTGACCTACTGTAACCTGTCCTTTATATGCAGTAAGAAGGTTTGCTTCTGCTCTTCTTCTCATGTCTGCGGAAGTAGCGTTTGCAAGCACTCTTCTAACTACAGGGAAATTTGTCATTACTTCTGATGCAACTCCCTGACCGCCAAGGCAATCAGGTGCAACTTTGCCAATGTTTGTGGCAAGTTCTTTTGCTGCTTCTTTACCGTCTACTGAAATGGATTCCAGTTCTTTGTCAGAAACAGCACTTACGTTTTCTGCTATCTGATTTACGTTTAATTCCATTTTGTTACTCCCCTATTCCGTCTCCTGTTGCATAAAGCTTTGTGGAGACTTCTTTCTTTTCCTTAATCTCTTTTGTCAACCCAAGATTCACGCTGAGTCCTTTGAATTTGTTTACAAATGCTTCGTTCTTCTCAGCGTTCTCCTTGATCTTCTTGTCCTTCTTGTTGTTACTCTTTTTCAGAGCTTCAACCTGTGACTTTAGCTTTTCAATTTCGGATTTCAGAGAATTGATAGTTTCTTCTGCAACTGCCAAAGCATCTTCCTCGTCCTCAGCTTCCTCGTCTTCCTCGACTTCATCACTGATTTCTTCATCAATGCTTTCGTCCTCAGCAGGCTCTTCTTCCTCTTCATCCTCTTCCTCGGATTCAGGCTCTTCGACCTCTTCTACATCCTCGGTATCTTTAACATCTTCTGTAGGCATTTCGTTTTCCTCAGCAACTTCTTCAAGCTCTGATTCCTCATCTGCTACTTCTTCGATGTCTTTAACTGAATCTTCCATTTTGACCCCCTGTAAATCTACACTTCCGCTGCTTCCTACGTTTCCACATTCACCAACGATGGCGAAATCAGCAATGAAGATTTCATCTACGATAGGTGTGAACTCATGTCTTCTTTGCGTTTCTTCCTCGGTGGCTTTATCATCAACGTGCAAATACATTTCTACACTCACTCCTACAGGAATATCTTGTACTCTGAGTGCTTGCACAAGCGGATGTGCTTCGTTTAGTTTCAGGTCTACATCGAGACCTTTTCTTCCATCCTCATTCTTGGCAATAGACAGGTCTTCCTGTTTCCACTTGCCTACGATGAATGGGAATGTGGCAAATCTCTGATGCCCTATATTAATCGTGCCTTCATACTTATCATCAAGATTCATCGGCTCGTCAGGACTTTCAAAGTAATCATCAGCCATATCTCCGTACAAGTATCTCGGAGTAAGCTTCTTGTTATTGCCA